CAGAACGCGATCAACTGGGATCCCGACATCTCAAAGCTGTACGACTACCTGTATTACTGGATCGACACCTACCACACTAACGCAGCGGAGCTTGATTCGTGGACAGCGTGCTACAACCGCATTCAAGCGGCGTGGCCGGACAGCGAGATCATCGCCTACGAGGGGAACCACCACTTCGTCCGCCACTTCTACGGCGGCGAATCCGCAGACGGCCTAGCGTGGTTCCGCACCATGATTCAGGAGTACACCACCCCTGAGTGGCAAGAGTGGTATCGCCGGATGTTCTGGCGATGGACTCAGATCTTCTCTCAAGGTGGTCGAACGCCGTCCAAGTGTCACTTCGTCTTGGTGAACCCCGACGATGAGGACGGGCATTGGGCACTCTACTTCACGCTGGCCGATGCAAAGGCGCAAGTTGCTGACGGAACCTACAAGATGGCCGAGATCATGCGACTCGACACCGGGCACTCAACCAAGCTGACGGTCTAATGAGCACTAAGACCCACCAGCGTCGTGGCATTTAACCGCCACGACCTCGACCGCTCCCAGGAGCTACAGGATCGCATCCTCCAACTCTGGGAGTGCCCCGTCGAGTTCGGCTCAATGTGGCACAGGGGTGTCCTCCAGACGGACGGCACACGCAGGAAGCAGTATTCCCAGTTGCATCGGGATATTGCGGCCCACGCCCTCAGCAGCAACCGCACCAGCACCGTCGTAAGCCGAAACCACGGCAAGACCACCATCTTCATGGACATCGCGCTGTGGTCCAAATGGCGGCACATGGACAAGCGCATCATGTACATGAGCGCCTCGACCCAGCTTGCTTGCGAAATCCTTGGCGAACTAAAGGCCATCACCGAGGGCGAGATCGAGCTTCTCCCAGGGCTGATGGTCCCGTTCCGCGAGTGCTTCCCCGAGCTTACGCCCGTCAAGGCAGCCGCCGGGTCTCCTCCCGCGTCGTTCAACCTCGCAGGGCGGACGGGCACTGGGCGCGAACCTTGCTTCTTCCCCTCGTCCATCGGCAGTAACAAGGCGGGCAAGCACCCCACGGACATCTTCGTGGATGACCCCAGCAACGAGAAGAACAGCACCACCCCCGTCCAAAGGGAGAAGGTCATCCATGCCATCAAACAACTAGAGCCGATCCTCCGCGACCCCCAAGATGGCGCGATCCGGCACATCGGAACCCCCTGGGCCTTTGAGGATGTTGTAGCGTGGCTCGGGCGCAACCCGGAGTACAGCCAACTGCGCTTCGGTTGCTGGGACGGCGTAAACCAGGGCCACGGCCTTCTTGACGGCAAAGGACCAGGGCCGGAAGGGGCGTACCCCCTCTGCCCCAGCTACATGACTGCCCCCGAACTCATTGAGGCGGAATCCCTCATCGATGACTACGAGTTCTGGGCACAGCAGTACCTCTGCAAGCCCGTGGCCGCCGCAAATGCGTTGTTCACTGACGCAATGTTTCAGGTCGCGGAGCAAAAGGTCAGCAGCATCGACCAACTCCCCGAGGGCAAGCGCGTACTCCTCTGGGACCCCACCAGCCGCGCCGACGCGAAATCGGGCGACTGGAACGGCATCGTGGTTGTCCATGTCAGCACTGCGGGACACATCCTCAACGCTTGCGCCAGCAACCCCGCGCTCAAAATCCCAGGGCTGGCAGATGTCCCTCGGGACACCAACTACTTCTTCCCCATCGAGGCCCACGAAATCAAGGGGCCACCCGGCGAGTGCATGGATCTTGTCGAGGACATCCACCAGCGCCTTCGCCTCAATGCCATCTGGGTCGAGGACACGGGCAGCGCGGGGGCACTCATCCCGTGGTTCCACCAGAAACACTGGACGCGGGAAGACAAAGTAGCGATTGTCCCGGCCAAGATTGGCACAAAATCCAACAAGGCGCAACGACTCCAGGGAATCCAACTGGGTTTCAAGGAGGGGCGTATTAGAGTGCTGCGAGATTTTCCTGGCCGGGACATTCTTCTCAAAAGATTGGCCGAGTTCCCCAAGAGCGAATCCGATGACATCCCAGACGCTCTTGCGCTGCTGACCAACCACATCATGCGGCGCGGCGCGATTCCTGGGATTTCTCTGGAAAAAAGTGACGCGCCGTACTACAATCCGGCTGCCGATCCATCGTCCGTCGCGTACCGGCAGCCCCGCACTAACTCGTCTTCGTGGTAAAACTCTCCCCAGAGCAGTCTAGCGCCCTTTCTCAGCTAGTGGTTGAGGCGCAGACCTCGTTTGAAGGCGTTACCACAGGTACTGCGCGTCTCATTAACGATCTTTACACGGGTCGAGATCCCTCCTCTGGCGCACAACTTCCCCTTGAAGGTGCGCCGTTTATGCCAACTGTAGACCCTGAGCGGGTCTCCTCCAACTGGAACTACCCGCAGATCGGGGCCAACCTCTTCCAGTCCCGCGCTCGGCAGTTGGTCACAGAGCTTGTCCCGGCAGTTCCCTCGTTTCATTGTGAGCCTCTGGTAGCTGAAGCCGCGCACCTTGTCGAGCAGCAAAACAAGCTGATGGCATGGTCTACGCGGAACGGCAACCTGAAGCAAGCGTCGCGTGATGCGGCTCTCTATGGTCTTCTAGGCTCCCACCTCGGTATGAAGGTGGTCGTAGACAAGAACCATCCCCACCTAGAGAGTCGCATCAAGTGGCTGGCGATCCCCTCGTCGCACTGTGGTTACGAGCCGCAGCACAAGCGCTTCAAGTACCACACCTACCAGTGCCAGTGGAAGGACATCCCCAAGGAGATGTACCCGGAGAGCTACCGGGGCAACCTAAAGCCTTGGGACATCGTGACTAAGACCGAAGTATTCCACGAAGGTTTTGAGTACGAGGGCAAGGGCTGCCCCATGTCGGTGTTCATCAACATGGGCGAGGGTCGCAAAGATCCGCAAGCCTACTCGGTTGGTAACGCCCCAGAGCTAGAGAAGAAGCCTCTGGGCGAGTATTGCGGCACGGTGGATCTCCCCGCCTGTCCGCTGTACATCGACAGCTTCCTCGACCCCGCTCCAGGCGAATATATTGCACCCCCCGAGTGCGCGTCGTGGATTCCCGTCATCCGCTCGATTCATGCCGACATCCGGCAGATCGAGAAGGAAGTTGGCCGGATCAACAACATCGTCCTCTACGACAAGGAGGCGTTCGACCCGGATCACATTGCGACCGTTGCCACGAACCCCTCGGGCAACGAACTCTACCTCGCTGTAGACACCTCCCAGGCCACCAACTCGTTTGAACGGGACAACGGTGTCTCACACAAAATGCGCCCCGTCGAGCGCACCAGTGCCCTTGGTGAGCTTGTGACGGCCCTCCAGACGCACATGATGCTGCTGGACGAGGTGGTTGGCGCATCGCGCATGAATCTTGGCTTGCAGCAAGGCCCGCGCAAGTCGGCGGCGGAAGCATCCATCCTGGCGCAAGCCGGGTCACGCCGTTCGCGGGACCGCTTGTCGGTGATGGCTGACCTCTTTAGCGCGGCTGCCTGTGCGTCGTTTGCCTTCCAGCGCGATGCCTACGGTAAGTCGGTCAAGTTCCCGACGCGCAGCGAACTCATCGAGGTCATCGAAGTGCCTGATGCAAAGGTCGCCCGGATGGCGTTCCGCGTCGAGGCCGTCGAGCTTGGCAACCTCTCCAAGCAGGGGCAACTGGAAACCCACAGTGCCTCCCTCACTCTGCTCGCTAACTTGCGCCAACAAGCGCCGGACTTGATTACCCCGGAGATCATTGTTTCGGAGGCGCGGAAAGCGCTGATGGCTTACGGCAATGTCGAGGCTGCGGATCGTCTGAAGTTGCCGCCGGATCGTGGCGGCCCGCTGGAGCGCATTCGCAACTTCATCTACGGCATCACCATCGAAATCCCGGTCTACCCTGAAGATGATCACGAAACTTACATCAGTGCTTATCAGCGTGAAATCGCTATTGCCGCTACTAACGCGGTCGCTAGTGTCCCTGTGCAAGAAATCCAAGCCGCTCTTCAAAAGCATCAAGAGTTTGCTTCGCAGCGTCCCGCAATGGGTCAAGCGATTCCGCAATCGCCACTAAGCGGCTTCAACGCCAACGGTCAGCCGTCTAACGACATTCTTGCCGCTCTCCAGGGAGGGCAGACTCCTTTCTCTGATCCCTCTACTTTGACTCAGTTTTAACCTTTTACTGTCCTCGATGCCTAATAGCGAAGTCATTTACCGAACTAATGTCCTTGGCTGCACTAAGTGTGGCTCAGGAATAGGTGGCGGCAAAAGCACCGACTGGTGCTGCTATGACTGTGGCGAACCCATGCCGGAGCGCCGAAACTACACGAAGACAGGTACTGGGGACTGGGAGTCGTTTGAGATGTTCCAGTTGCACCCCAATGACCCCTTGCGTAAGGAGGTCAACTCGATGTCCGATTACAAGGCTGCT